ACCAACTAAGGAGTTAGAGATATGAATAATGTAGATACAAATGGTATAAGAAATCTGGTTGAGAAGTTGCTTGAAGTAAATGAACTTAGTTGCAGCACTTGGTTAGATGATGACGGCAATCTGGTATTGAGTGTAGATGATATGAAAGAGAGTATAGAGATAGGATTAGAAACTTATTCTCCAGCAGCAGATGATTGGAAGGTTGTATAATGAACAGTGATAAAAAGAAAATAATTGATATAGGCTTTGGACCTGGTGTAACTTATGAAAGATATAGAGAGTGGGTAAAGTTGGTTGGAAGGTTGACTAATGAACAGTGATAACTACGAAGATAAGACAGAAGAGATCGAGTACCCATTTGAACCTATGGATAATTATCTCCCATCAGCGGCAGATTGGGAGGATTTTCGGCTATACAATTCAGCCCATATTCCTATATTTATATATGCCCAAAACCGGGTGACGAAAGGAGATGAGAATGATTCTAAGTAATGGCGCAGTAGGCAGATTCGACGAGAATGATAAGTGGATTGAGACAGAGGCAGGATTATCAGAAGAGCAGATGATAGAATTAAATAAAGAAAGTCTATTAGACAAAGTGCTAAGAATGATGAAAGGAATCAGCGGTGGAGTGAAGTGATATTGTATGTGACCAATATTCAGTGGGACTATCATAATATGTACGGTCTGACAGAAGAAGAGATTGAATCAATACCAACAAGACTAAAGATAGAGATAGACACAGATATCTGCGAGAGCAAAGAAGATATTAAAACTTATTATACAATGGATGTAGATGAACAATGCGATATAGCAGACTGTATAGACTTTGACTATAGTTTTCTAGGCTTTGATTTAGATATCACTCAGTGGATTACTACTCAGACACATCACGATGCTTTTAATCATCAGTGGATACAATATTGATAAGGCACTGTCCTCTATGTGAAAAGCAATTAACTTATAAGAATAAAGTTTCTTATACAATAGCAGTCAAACAAAACCGACTGTGTAAGCTCTGCTCAACACATAGAGGACAGAAGGAGGAGATGGAAGCAATAGAGAGGAGTATCAAAGCAATACTATCCAGCATAGGCAGAAAGTGACGTCTATGGACCTTACACACCTTACCCTACGTTACCACTCATATGATGAAGCAGGATGCTGTAGAGAGCTTATTACAGCTACCTCAGAGCAATCTAAGAGTACACTGACTAACCTACTAACGCTACCAGCTAATTAGAGTGCTTACTTATAGCCCCCTACCCAAACCCCCAATATTCGTGCGTTATGTTAGTGGATATTGCTTTACACGAGAGGAATACCTAAATTATGGCTAGAAAACCAGCAAATAAGCTATCATTAACAGATTTAATCAATGCTTTACCCACAGTCGACGTAGCTTCTTCTGATTTGAAGGCATTGATTTTACAACTTATTTTAGATACTCCTGTTGATGACCCTACGAAACCCTATGCTAACCGTAGCAGAGTAAAGCTAGAAGCATTAAAGCTATTGTCAGATATCAACAGGCAAGATAGCGTATCTGATTACGAAGCAGAGCTATTAGATATATTAGGACCGGAAGAAGATGAAGAGTAATAACTTTGTACAAATAGGGTTACAGGCTAATCTACTTAATCTTTATAATCTACTATACAATGGGACAAGCCGCCATAATCATCAGCCTCTTTCAGAGTCTTCAGATTCTGTCACGGCTAAAGTAATTAAAGAAAAGATAAGTAAGATAAATAAGATATGTACATCTTCAGGTTACTTGGTAGGCGATCAGGTTAGTCAGGTAGACTACTTAGCTACTAGCTTGGAAACTAACTTGGAAACTATCTGGTACTGTCAGGTGGATCCTGTTCCAGTTACTAGTGCTACTAACAACTACTTATATGTTCCTCAGCACCATCCATACGATGCCTACGATAGTAACCATACATCATACCCTCAGAAGTCCTCAGACGACCATAACGATGGGTGTGTAATAACAATAGAGATGACATGATGATATATAATACCCATCAGAATAAAAGTAGTGTTTCACAACATTGAATAAAGTTGATATGGTACTTTCAATACGCACCCTATTTTTAGTAACTAAATTTTATGCATAGTAGAACGCAAAAAGAAATAGCCAAGTGTCGAGATGACTTCGAGTACTTCTGTAAAAAGTATCTTAAGATCGTAGACAAGGCTGGGAAGCTAGTTCATTTACAACCCAATACAGCCCAACAAAGGTTTTTATATACCTTAGCAGATAACCCATGGCTCTATGTACTGAAGGCTCGTCAGTTAGGTCTGACAACTGTCATAGCAGCTAAGTTATTCCATAAGTGTCTGTTTACCCCTAATCATAAGGTGGCAGTCATTGCTCATACCAGGGACGCAGCTAAGACTATCTTTGAAATTTATAAAAGATATTATAATAACCTTCCCAAGTTCCTCCAGTTCAAGACTGAGGCAGCTAACGTAAATGAGTTAGTCTTCTTCCATGGAGGCTATATCAAGGTAGGCTCTGCTTCTAGTAATAGTTTCAGAGGCAGTACATATAACAGTCTGCACCTTAGTGAGTTTGCCTTCTACGATGATATTACCTCAGCTATCCAGTCAGTGTTCCAGACGGCAACGCCTAATGCTGAGATCATACTGGAGACAACAGCCAATGGTATTAACAATGCTATGGATATATGGAATGATCAAAACGGTTTCGAGAAGCTATTTATATCATGGTTGGATGGTACTGAGTATAGTTCAAAGAAAAAAGTTCGGTTCTCTTCAGCAGAGAAATCCTATAAAGAGGAGTATGAACTCGACCCCCAAAAAGCAAACTGGTTCGCAGAGACGCTGAGGGGTAAGTGCCTTAATAACATAAATACTTTTAATCAAGAGTATCCCATAACTGCAGAGATTGCATTTATTACCTCGGGGCAGAAGTTCTTCCCCGTTACTTATCAGGCAGCAGGTACAGTTGAAAAGATTGGATGGTCATATTATAAGGAAGCTCAAAAATATCGGACGTACCTTGCGGGGGTGGACACTGCTTCTGGTTCTCCTACTGGTGATTTTAGTGCAATGGTGATCCTTGATGTTACAAACAGAGAGAAAGCAGAAGTAGTTGCTACTTTCTATGATAGAGTCCCTCTCAGAGATTTCACGTCTCAGGTGCAGAAGGGGCTCACAGCTTATAACCCACTGGTGGTTGTAGAGTCTAATAGTTATGGCTTGGCGATTATCGAGAACCTTCGTGACGACGGTTATGTCCATATGTATCGTCGGACGAAGTATGATAAGATCTCTAGTCGTTGGTCAGAACATTTAGGGTTCTCTACAACTCAGCAGTCTAGACCTATCCTTCTATCTAGATTGCACCAGTGGGTTTCTAAACAAACCCTTGATCCTGTATGCCCCAGACTTAAGACAGAGATGAATACTTTTGTCTATAACGAGAAGGGAAGACCTGAGGCAGACAAGGGTAAGCATGATGACTTGGTGTTCGCTGTAGGGTTAGCCCTGATGGGTCTAGACCAAGTTGCAGACTATGAAGAAGAAGTGCAGAAGTCTGTTAGACCTAGTGGAATAAGGGGGAGACTAGAATGGGAACTGAGTACTGGCAAGTTATACAAAAACAACGAAGAAAACTTTTTGGATGGCAAATCATCCTATCATGATTCAAGTACCTCATCACCACTCAATGAAGTGATGAAGTAAATAATTTTCTGGGTATATTAAAACCCTGTCAACCGTCAATCGACGTAAAAGGAGTTAGAGAACATGCTTGATAAAGAGCAGAGGGCAAAGATGGTAGAGGCTGCTGGTCAGCTTAATACTGTAACTGAGCCTTCGTCAGATACCTTAACTGTGGATGCCACTCTGGGAACAGATAGTGGTGCTAAGGTAGAAGACGTTAAACTAGAACCATCCGTTAAGATTGAAGTAGAGGATGTAGAACGTGTAGAGGCAGTAGCCTCAACTGAGGAGACTGATAATAGTCCTTCTCAGAAGGGACATAGTGTTCCTTACTCTCGTTTCAAGAATGTATTGGAAGGAAGGAATAAGTTCCGTAGTGAAGTAGAAGGGTATAAGACTCAGCTATCCTCACTGGAACAAAAACTTTCTAACTTACAGACTAGATCGCAAACCCCCGTTCAGCAGACTCAAGTAGAAGAAAGTAATTGGCTCGATGAATTCTTGGCTGATGATACAACAACCCAAGTCCCAGATTGGCAAGGGAAGTATCAAGGCTTAGATGATCGTCTATATAAGTTCGAAGTTGCACAAGAAGAGAAATCTTTGAAGGCAGAACTTGTATCGATCAAAGAGCAGTATCCTGGTGTCCCAGAGCAATTCTTACTTCAGGCTGTTATCAAAGATCCCCAAGTGGATATGGCGAAAATCGCTGGTGACTATCACAGCTTTATATCAGGTATCGAAGAACAGGCTATTGCTAGGTACTCGCAAGGACATAACGTTTCTGAAACGGCTCATGCTCCTGATGCACCACCTAGACCCAAATCTGTTGGAACGTCACCTACAAAAGTTATTGGTAAACCAGAGAAACGCCCGGGCAGTCTCAAAGATGCATCTAGTGCATTGAGGGATCTGCTTTCAAAGGATAATCCTTTTAGATAAAAAATGCCGTTTATACATATAAACAATAACATAAGGAGAAATAAAAATGGCAGCATCATTAGCTAGTTTTGCTAGTATCTTAAAAGAATTCTATCTCGGACCGATTCAGGATCAGCTTAACGAGGAAACTCTAGTCTGTGAAATGTTCGAGAAAGCTTCTGTCGATTGGAATGGTCGACAAGTAATCATTCCAGCCCACGTATCGAGAAATGCGAACGTCGGGTGGACTGCGGAAGGTGGACTCCTTCCTGGTCCTGCTATCGGTGTTATAGCCGGTGGCTCCCAGCAGGGGTATGTAAACCTTACTCTTACCGCACAAAATCTCTATGGTAGATTCCAGATTACTGGTCCCGCCATGGCTGCTGCAGGTAAGGGAGGAGCAAACTCTTTCGTTGGTTGGGTCGACGGGGAAATGAATCGCCTCGTTGCTGATGTTAAAAACAACTGTAACCGTACTGCCGTATCAGGTGGAGATGTTGTTGGGTTCGTCACTAGTACTGGTACCATCGCTGGTGCAGGTGTTCAGGACGTCCTTGTTGATGGTGATGCGACCAAGATTGCTGCATTAGCCAATGACAACATTGCCACTGGTGTACATCTTGTCCGATTGGACACGTATGCTGTAATGGATCCGGCTGGTTGCCGGGTAGGTCCCCCTGCGGTACCTGCTCCTGGTGCAATCAGTATCACAACTCCAACGGGATTCACATTCCCAGTGGATGCTGCGGGTGGATCTGTTCCATTGGCTCTAACAGTTAACGCTGTCGGCGCTGCTGGTGCTATCTATGCTGCTCTTGGTACTGCCAATGAACCGGCAGGGATCTACCAGAACTTGGGTGCAAACGGTGCAGGTAACGCACTTGGTCAGGGTGGAGTTTGGTTCCTAGTGGATCGTACTACTGCTACTGGTACTGCAAATGCTCTGCAAATGTCGGACGGTGCAGCCGTACCAACATCAAATGCTCTATCAACTGTAACTGCGGCGACTACTCGTCAGGCTATTACTTTGGTTCAGCTTCAGACTCTGATGGATCGTATCCAGTTAGCTTCTGATGATGCTCCTGACATTCTGTTGGTTAACCCGTTACAAAGGACTCGTTTAGCAGCGATGCTCCAGGCTAACGTTCAGTTCCAAACTAGAGTTGATGGTGGAAAACCAGGCACTGGTGACGGTGGGTTCAGTGACTTTGCTTTCGCAGGTATTCCTGTCAAGGCTTCACGCCACATGGATAATGGTCTGATTCTGGCTCTGAGTACTAAGCATTGGAAGATGTGTGAACTTGAGGCTGGTAAGTTTGCTGATGAGGATGGCAATGTGCTATCCAGAGTCGGTACTCGTGATGCATACGAGGGTTTCTACAAGTGGTATTATAATACTGTTTGTACACGTCCTAATGCTAACGGACTTATTGCAGGTCTTACCCTTTAGGGTGAATATGGGTGTTGTCCCCTCTTCGGAGGGGGCAGCATCCTTCTTGTATGCACGTACTACTTATAATTTTCCTCATACTCGCCTGTTTTTTGACCTCACAAGGGATCCTAATAGCATGGATGGTGTTGGGGCTCAAGAGGCAAGAATTAGACGATAGTCGAAACATTAATAGGGAATGGAACACCCCTATGCAAAGTGTTCTAGAAACCGAATACACAGGAGGTGAGTGATGGGATACAAGGAATTAATAGCAGAATCTAAGAATAAAAAATTATTGTTAGAAGAAGAAGCTGCAAATAAGAAGATCAAGGAAGATCAAGATTCTGCAGATGGTTGGGGTGCAGCATTTGATGCAGCAGTCGCCATTGGAGCGGGAGTTGCTGCTATCCCTACGGGTGGTATGTCACTAGCTGCTATCCCAGCAGTCTTAGGAACTGCAGGTGCTGCCAAGGCTGCATCTACAGGTATTAGAGAAGGTGTAATGGAGGGCGATGCAAACAAACTAGTATCAGGGGTAGCCTCTGGTGCTGCAGCAGCCGGTGGAATTACTGATGCCAAGACCTTAGCAGCCACAAACCTTCTAACAAAGTTTGAACAAGGTGGTGGTATGGAAGGTGGCATGGATGTACTAACTACAGAAGAGATCGATCGCTTGTTGGAACTAGAAGAGACTCAGACTAGGAAAGAAAAGAAAGCCAAAAAGAAAATCTGGAGTTAATCATGGCAAAAATAGAATTAGAGGGGTTCCCAGCGGACTTCAAACAACTAGTAGATACCTCAGACTATCGCAAAACAACCGAAAGAAAGATTTGGGATTTAGCTTTACTGTTTCTTGAGGGTCGTCAGTGGGTCCAATATGATAACTTAGCTAAAACTAATATTGCCTCTCAGGGATCTCAGGGTCCGGCATGGAAGATTACAGTTAATCTTCTTATTAATATTTACAGAAACCTCCTTTCAAAACTATCAACAGAGTATCCATCAGTAGCAGTTACCCCTGCAACAGCAATGACAGATGATATTCTTAAAGCTCAGGCTACAGAGTTAGCTCTTAAGTATTATTGGAACCAACAGGATCTTAAAGGTAAGTTAACTAAGGCTTTCTCCTGGCTCCTTACAGCAGGTACAACTGCACTACACTCTTATTATGATCCAGATCTAGATACTGTGACCACAGAGGTCGTCAGTCCCTATGATTTAATCTTTGAACCTTATGTTGACTCTCCAGAAGAATCAGACTGGATTGCCATACGAAGACATGTAAAACGATGGGAACTAATTAAACAGTTTCCAAAATCTAAGAAACTAATCGAGGAATCTTCAGATAGCCTCAACCCCACATCTAGACCAGGACAAGCCAGTTTAGAACAAGTCCCTGCTAATAGACTAGAAATTTACGAAGTCTATTGGAGAGATGGTAAACATGCCTTTGTCCTAGGCAGCGAGTACCTCTATAAGGGTACAAATCCATTAGTTGATATTCCTATCAGGATCATCAGATATACTGAAGTACCAGGAAAACTTTGGGGAGTTGGTCTACTAGCTCCTCTCATTGATATGCAGTGGCTTTACAATAAGTCTAGAAGCCAGGTTATTCAGAACATTGAACTAATGTCCAATCCAAAGTGGTTGATTCCTAAAACGTCAGGGATTAATCCAAATGCAATCACAAACAGAGCAGGTGAAAAGGTATTTTATAATGCTGCTGGTGGTACTCCCACACAGATAGCTGCTGCACCTCTTCCCTCCCACGTCTTTGATAATATCACTCGTCTCCAATCTGAGATGATGGACGTATCAGGAATCCACTCTACAAGCCTCGGCAAGAGAGCCGTAGGTATTACCTCGGGTAAAGCTATGCAAACCCTTGCAGAGCAGGATATGAGCCAACTGCAGGTAACCCAGCTAAGGATCGAGGAGACTATGCGAGGGGTGGCTAGAGATGTTATCAGATTGATGAAGAATTATTATAAAGAAGATAAGATGGTCCGAATGATGGATGGTCTAGGGAAGCTCATCTTTAAGCAAGTTACAAATGCAGATTATGTAGATGACCCTGAAGTCTTTATTGAAACAGGATCCTTATTCAGGTCTGAAGCTCAAGACAGGGATGCTAAGATCCTTCAGCTTTATGAACTTAAACTATTACCACCTGAAGAGGCTCTCAAGGAACTCTCGTACAAGACAGGTAACAGATTCGTTATTGAACGTATGGAAGATATGGCTCATGCTCAAGAACTTCTTGAAGCAGCAACTAGAGGTTATGAGATCGAGGTCTTTAGAACAGATAACTTAGAAGTATTCAAAGAGGTCTTTGGTGGTTATATGAAACAACCAGAGTACTACTCTCTAGATGAAGAGACACAGAACTACCTCAGAGATATTTTTGTTGCTCTAGAGTCTGGTGGACAGCCAGTAGAACCTGAGAACGCTCCTTCACAAGATCGAGTCTTCCCTAGAGATGTAAGTCCAAAGATTGAAGAAGCTGATGCAATCGGTGAGGTCTTTGGTCAGTCTTCTCTTAGAGGACAACTACAAACAACAGACGCAATTGCCGGTGCTAAGGGAGCCTCGGCTGATTTTGCTAGAGCAGAACAACAGATGGCTCAGAGAAGCGAAGCATTAATATCTAAGAAGCCAGGAGGGTTTGGTTAATGAACACACAAAATGTAGCAACCTTATTCAGAACGTATTGTGATGAACCAGATGAGAGTTTCTTATCAACAGCGGATGTGGCTCTTTACTGTAAGATTGGTTATGATCAGTTCTTAGCTTTCATCGATGAAGTTAATCCATATGTCAGACTCCGTGGTACCCCTGTTATTTTAGCCAATGCTAGAACATATGATCTAGGTCAGGGAGAATCAGTTGCCACCGCTGCAGGTACCCCTTCGATATTAGGTCCAAACCCTAATGTACAGAACAATGCTGGTAACTTTGATGAATTACCACGAATGACAAGACTGATAGAGATCTATTCAATGGTTGGTCCTGCTAATCCAACGCCGGTTACAACTTATAATGTTGTTAATAACCTAAATGCTGTACACCCTAACGGAAAACAGAACGTCGTTCAGTGGAGTGGTAACCAATTAACGTTTGCAACTAATCAAAACCTTACACTAATGGTTCTTTATAACTATGAGCAGGACATTGGTCTAACACTCAACAACCCTATAGGTGTACCAGTGGGACAACCAGGACAGTCTTGGTTAACTCTTGCTGGAGGAATCATTAACTCAGTCATCGACGATAATATGCAACAGTGGCATGACATGATTCCTTTATTCGCATATGCCCAATATGCCATAGCCGATGCTGCCACTAGTGCTCAGATAGTATCTAGATTAAACGAAAGAAAAGTAGAACTAAGAGATTATCTTATGCAGAGATCTTTTGGTGCAGTTCATCATGTGCATTTCAATTATGACCCCTCGGAGGTCTTTTAATGGCACAACCCTCCCCAGAAGTAGAAGTTATTGGAAGAGGTATTGTTACCTCAGACTCCAATTCAGATTCATTCTGTCAGAATATGTTTTGGCATGATGGAACATGGAGAGTACGGAAAGGGTTTGGAGTGTTGGGAGAGTTTGATTCTACTCTAACTAAGTATACCTTTTCTCCTAGGATCACAACAACAGTAGAGGGTCTAACTAAACATTTAGGTTCTCATTATATTAGTACTAGATTTGGTCATGAACAGATCATATCTGTTTTTGAAATATTGGGATGGACTAACTTAGCCAATGATAAAAACTCAGAAAGGGTATTTACATACTCAGTTCAGATATACGACATTACTACAAATGATCATTGGGAAGAGTTACTAATTCACAGTACAGAAATTAATAGTAAAAAACTACCAATCCTCCATGGACATTACGAGGCTGCCAGTGCATATGCAAGACCAGTAGTCAGGTTAGGTCAACAGAGTACAGGGCTGAACTTCGTAGAATTTAATGATACAGTGTTCTTTGCCTCTGAGGACATTGGAGTTTTCTACTACAGACCTGCAATGTTCAGGGGAAACAGATGTAAAGCACTTTCTTCTGTAAATGCACCCCATGTATACTCTGATAATACCCTAGTTAAAAACTTAGTTCTTAGCGAAAACCCTTCTCATTCAGGATCATATCAGTATTACACTGATTTCCCAGAACCTATCAAGACAGTGGGCTTGGTCCTAGGAAGATTAGCTTTCATATCTGATAAGTCTATCTTCTTTTCTGATCCCTTTAATAAACCAGGATGTATAGTTGTTGGCAACGCTACCAACATCAACAGTGAATATGACATTACTGCCATTATGGAAGTAAATAATACTCTCATGATCTTTACAGAATTAGAAACTTACTTGTTCTCATTTTCTGATAAGCACATAATCTCTGGTCGATTACTAAAAATATCAGAAACCATTGGTTGTTCTGGTGTAAAAACAATCACAAAGTTTGAAAATACAGTTATGTGGTCTGATAATAATGGTGTTTACCAGTATTCAGGGAATATGGAGATTAAGAAAGTCTCAGGTACGATCGATCCATTCTTTGATAGTTATCTAACCAACCCATTGGCTTATTTCCATGTAGGTAACCACAATGGTACCAGTTCTGCACTTGCTAATCAGCCAAAGATCCAAGTAAGTTATAGACCCGAGAACTCCTCAATGACTTATTTCCCCAGACTTAAGTTAGTTTTATTAACTGTACCAGAAGAAAGAATAACACTGTGCCTCTCTACTAACGGAGAATGGTCACTATGGTCGTATGATTCTGCAGCTTATTTTGAGGATGACGGAGGTACCCAAAGACCTTCAGTCGGTATTAGAGAGAACATGACATGTGATCAAATCGTTTGTAGTGATTCTGAGATGTACGCTATAGGTTCTGAACATACACTAAAAATAACTAATGACAAAGCCTCCACATGGATCCCTCCTGTCTTAGCTCCTCCAGGGCACTATGAACAAGATATTAATAGAACCCAATCCTTTAGAAGTTATTACATCACACAGTACGGCAGAGGTGGAGGGATTGATCGTTCAGAAGAGGAAGAAGACTATCGATATGGAATTGGCGAATGGGATTCTCAAGGGCTCACTGTTAACAATGCAACAGTTGGTACTCTAAATGCTAACGCTGAGTGGGATCTCTATATAGGAGAACCTGTATACTTACCTAAAGCCAATACTAGTGGGTTTGAATCTGATTCTGCAGATGTTTTGATTCCTATATATGCAAAGACAACAACCGGTGTACTAGGGTTGAGCGTCACCGATCCATGGCAGTACACACCAACAGCTATTAATATTAACTTTCAGTTTGATAGTCTAAATTGGGGACCAGTATCAGCACTTAATGCAGGTGGAGACACAGTTGTTTCCCTCCTTACCCCCACTCCAATGGAACGACTTGGAAGTGGTGTAGGTTATGCAACACCTAATTTCCCTGCAGTAGCAGGTGCACGGGCAGTATACACTGCTACTATTAGTGAAATATCTATTGATTGGTCTGCATCTACAGCTAACTTAGCAGCACCATATGGGATGCAGCACTTCTTTAATCAATGGAGTCATGCTGAATCAATACTAGGTAATCCAGGGGTACCCCTCTTTCAGAGTTGTCTACCACTGAATACGCATCGTCGTGAATTGTTATTCTATATTCCATTTAAGAAGTTAGATGCAGGTGCTTCTGTCAGTAGTATGAATGTACATGCTGTCGAAGGGTATATGTATTTTGACTCTTTTGGTGCAGTACCAGTCGCTGGTGATCACTACTTCAAATCAAACAACTGGGTATTTAACTTCAGTTCCCTAGCTCAAATTGATCGTCCTACCCTAGATAAGAAAGCCCAAGCAGTTGACTGGTGCTATGTATCATCTCCTGTTGCTCTAGATAAGCCTGGTCAATTGAAAGCTAGAGGTGTATTTACTCAACTTAAATCAAAGGGCACTGCAACAAACGAGATCGTCAATGGTTGGGGTACAGGTGGTGCAACATACAGTAGACCTAGACTATTTAATAGTGTGATCTCCTCAGACAATAGACGATGGAATGGTCAGACAATAGATTTCAGTGGTGCACCTCCAGGGATAACAGAGTCTCAGGCTTTAGATACTATCACCACACAGAATTCCATTAGGACAAAGGTCCGAGATACAAACCAACAAATGAGTTATCAAGTATATGATGACCCTGATCTTTTATGGGGCGATGTAGGTCTAGCAACTGGAAATGTCTTAGTAGATGATAAACAGTTTGGTACCTTGGCTGATTCAAACTCTACCAAAGGATCTTGGTTTACTTGGATGTTCTTTGGATATGTACTTGATAAGGCTGAGGAGTTAGTCATACGTTCAGCAAAAGCAGCAGTACGAAAGATCTCTGGTGGACGCAGAAGGAAGGGACACTGATGGACATTATTAATAAAGCAGATAATGTAATCGGGTTCTTTAATAAATTATATTATTCAAATGAAGAAGAGATTGCAGCAAAAAGTAAACAACTTAATCCAGGGGATTCAATCTCTAGTGCTGAGATAAAGATCTCTAATAATACTGTCATATTAACCGAAGGGGATTACTCAGCCCTAATTACAACAAAACCAAATACTAATATCACTGGACTCGGAGAGGTAACCTTTAAGTCTACAAGAGGGGAACCTCAGAGCACATCAGGGGAGCTTACACTAGACTCTAGAATTGAGGGTGCTAGGTTTGAGGGGACTATTAACATACTTAATAATGCAACAACCATATTTCAGAACTGTGTGTTCACCTTTACTGTAAACGTACAACCCGGGTCTAACGCACACTTCATCGGATGCTTATTCCAGGATAATGGATTTGTTCTTAATGCAGGTACAGCTTATATCATCGGCTGCTCTAGAAAATCCCCGATAGCCCATGTAGGGATTACCGCAACATATGGAGAAACAACTTAATGGCTTCTAATAGAAAAGTAACTAAATCTCAGTTTAGTGCAGGTACAACTATTGATGGTGCAGATATTGATGCAACTATTGATGAGTTTGTAGATTATCATAATGAGGTTCCAGGTGGGTTTACAGATGGTCGTCTCACTGCAGTCAACTATGTATCACATTGGAGTCCTGCTAAAGCTCACTATAGTAACAGTGAAGAACCACCGGCTACCTCAGGAGGGCTGACACAATTAGGACGACATATCCCATCAAATATGACAGCGTGGACAGAACATAACTTTCCTTTCATGGTCTGCAGAAATTGGCTAGATGAAACATATCCTTTGGCTTTGACAACTGCAAACCCTCCCACACTCTTTAATGAATACAGACATAAGGGGTTTGCAACACAGATAGATCTAGATCGTCATGAGATCTGGGTTAGAGGTACCCCTTCTGCTACTGGTCTTGCAACATATACTAGTAATGATCCTGCTATTCCTGATAGTATGGATATTGTACCTTACAATAACGGATTTTCTAGTGTTGCCAAACATATTAATGTTGCAGCAATGCCTGTGCCTATTGCTCATCCAATGAATCAAAAATACTTAGCAGCAACATTCAGTTACTATTTCGAGAAGCCGGTTGTTTTGAGTTCTCTTAATATTGTTGCAGCATCAGAACACCCCATTTCTTATTTTGGTGGAGGAAGAGATCTTGTTGATCCTCTTAAAACTTATTTTACAATGGATACATTAAATGACAGAGACTACAAGGCAGCCGATGCTGTCGTAGCCAGAACTGCCACACAATGGGATGACCCAACTATCCCTACAACCATAGCCACTAAGTGGATTGAAGATCAAACAAACTCAACAAACAATAATATTGGAGAGACAGGTAATGTCTTCCCAGGACCGGACTCAATGGGTTTGGGAGGTTCTGTAGCAGGTAACTTTTATCCTACAGTACAACTAAGTATTGATAATGAATTTAATACTGAGAAAAGAGAACTAAATAATATAGCAATTCAGGTTAGAGAGATGGGTCATAATGGTTCAGCTTATAAGTTTAATCGTTTACATCCTACATCCAGACGAAGAGTCTCCCAGCCAGAGGTTGGAGTGACCTTCACAGACATGCAACCAGAATATCCAGGAGGTGCTACATGGGGAATATTTATTACAGAACAAGATCTAAATACACCAATTCCTGCAAAGAGTAGAGTTAGATTCTCAATTATAATCAAGGGTTGGATGGCTGCCCATGCATTTGAATGGAACTCCAATCTTACTGTTCTGGAGGAGGTTGAAGAATAATGTCTAAGATTAAAAGAAAGAAATCTGCTAGAGGCACTAAGTTAGCTCCTCAACAAGTATGGACTGATGGTCTAGGTACTATCTCTACCAACTTAGGATCAGCTAACGTTGGAGGTACCGAGGGGATGATTGTTCCTCAGTATCAAAAACAGAGTGGTACCTTCAGGCTTAACTTCAGCATACCCTATATTGGCTCTGAATGGACTCGGAACAACGGGGTTGATAAACCATACGTTATTCCCTTCATGTTGCCTCCTCTGCAGGAATTCTGGGATGTAGAGGGCAAGTCTAATGATGCTACCCCTAGTGTTGTATTGACAGAACTCTCTTTTGGATTTGATCAAAGAGATGAAGGTGGACTAGTCACTGATCAGTTCGCAGCCGACTGGGATGATTTAGTTCAAGCCAACATTACTGCTGGAGGTGGTAACCCTGTATTAGCAGGAGATGCATGGTTAGGGTGGGCACAAAACCTCAATCATGGTAAGATCTACAATCAGCTTGAACTACTTATTAGAGGTGTAGACAATGTTAGTGTCTTTGATCACCAAATGGCTTTTCATATTATTCAGAAGGAAGCAAACTATTATGGGGGAAGTCTAAATAGTAATAAAGAAACAATGCAAGAGATATATAAGCTTCCAATTAGTATTGCTTCTTTTATTAACGAGGGTTATAAAACTAATCCTTATGCAGAAACTAACCTATCAATCAACATTGATCCCTATAAAACATATATGTTAGGTATCACTCCCTTTATATTACATTCAGATGCAGCTACATTATTTGCAAATTTGGCGATGGTCAATATTAATGTAAGTCTGAAGTTCAAACATGTCTTAGTTACTAGAGACTCAAATCGTGTAGCAGGAGAACATCCCTGTAATATGCCAGGTCAGGGTAACTTTAAGAACCAAGATCCAACTACTCTACAAGTACCATTACCAGGTACCCCCATTGAAGCAGAGTCTGCTGATGGACTACAGACTAGTACAACTATATTAGATAAAACCTTTAGAGACAAATTACAGGGTGGTCTAAATGCACTCAGCGACAGAGGAACTGTAGAACATCTTTGTCAAGATGCTGGGTATGAGGTAATTGCAATCCCTATGTGGAATAACCAGTGGGGTAATGAATTAACAATTAAAGATATTGTTTCTGATGTTACTGCCCCATATGCTGTTGGACAGGACTCTGCTTCTAATAATCTGCCCAGCCCCCTAGGGGGTCCTTCATTACATATTGATAATAACTTAGATGTATCATCAAATGTATCAGATAGAGCAATTATTCCCCTTAGCTTTCCGATGACAGTTCATCATGTAATCGTTGCTCATAATAACTTTGCCACAGCGATTAATAATGTTTCCCATGTGTTAGAACAATATCGTTATTATAGAAGTCCAATCCCTGCAAACGAAACAATAGCACTTACTACCAATACTACTGCCACACTTGTTAACCATAAGATTGGTGTTGCAGTAGGTACAGGCTGCAGAGGTACCTTCTATGGATATAGACAAATTGCCAACTATGAGGGTACCCTGACAGATGGTGTGGTTGATGAGATAAGAATGGATTATAACTGCAGTTCTTCACCCACTGATGCAGCAGGTAATCTGATTAGACCCGATGGTCTTAATGGTTATCCTAGTGTTGATCAAGTACCAGAGTGGAGACTTAATTATTTACCATTGGTTAACCAAGGTAATCAAGTGGCACCAGGATTATTTGATAATGCAACACCACCAGTCAAGGCTACTGTAGCCACTTCACAAAATATGCAGGACACACCTATGTTTATAGGTAACTCCTTTCAGACTCCAGATCATGCTGGTGCTGCTACTGCCCCAAATCTAACAGCCTATAAAGGCAGTTCAATCCGAACAGACGATGAGTCAAGTACTACTGAACAAATTAGTGCTGATCAATGGATTGAGATAAGATGGAATGTCGGACCTAATGGGTTCGCCCCGGCAGATACCTGGCAATCATTTAATACAACTGGGGAATCAGCACCTGTGGCTAATACTGGTGGAGATCAAAGCAAAGTTATCAATGGTTATGGTGGGTCTTGGATCTACATCATTGGTAAAAAACATACAGTCTCAGATCAAAATCTGAAGGCACCATACCTACAACAAGGAGCAAACATTGTTACATAATAAATTCTTAAAAGATGACGAGGATAAAGCCCTCGGTAAAGCTGGTAAAGAGAAGTCAAGAACCCCTAGGGCTCAGGCAGCCAAGAACCTAGAAGATCCTGCAGCACCAGCATCAGCAGGTGAGGCACAGAAGAGTCCGGCAGATCTTCAAGCAGAACGTGAGAAGACCTCTGATCTGTTTATAGGTGGTCTGGAACAAGAAGTAAGTGCAGCAGAGACTGGAGTTGAGGCAGCTAAGACTGCTTCTGCAATAGGAATGTCTGAGGCAATCGGAGCCATGGGTGGAGATCCTACCCAAAGAATGGGAGCTAGAGAAAGTGCTGCCATGACTATAGAAGCACAGCAGAGAGCAGGTGAAGACATTGCTGAAGCAGAGATGACACTTGGAGAAACTGAGGTACAGGCTGCTGAGGATAGATTAGAGGCAGGTCATGATCCTCTTACCACAGAGGCTAAGGCTGAAGCAATGGATATGACTTCCACCTGGAACAAACAGTGGGATGCTATTAAGGATGCTAATACTCATTTTTATGGTAATAGTGAAGGTAAGGCATACAACGAAATGATGGAGGTGCTTGATAAGACTGCACAAGATGTATTCGGTGGTTCCATACGTGGTGACGACCCGGGTAACCGAGCTAGATGGCTTAGAATCAAGGACCTAGCTAAGGGAATTGGCGAAGGTACTGCCCGAGAGAAAGAAATGGCTAAGGCTATTGTGGCACAATACAATACTGCACAGAAGAATTTCTAGCATGTACACAAGGAGTAATTATAATGGGTAGAATTAGAGGCAGCGGATTTCGTAGAAGGTATGTTGAAGACTACGATAAGCGTAATATAAGCCAGGAAAACTTCGATCAGAACATGAAGAATGTAGGTACTGCTCTTACCGTTGGTACTGCTCTCTATAATAGTAATTTGTCTCGTGACGCAGCAGCAGGAATCGAATCTTTATTTACTGGTAGTGAAGAGGAAAAGAAAGAAGTTGCTGCAACCGCAGGTTCTGCTATATCCCTGCAGCAAGAAGCAGCCAAAGCTAGACTTGCTGCATCCAGAATAGATGCTGAAAAGGAACTAGAAGGTATGCCAGTAGGTCCTCCTCAGGGACCGCCAGGTGCTATTCCACAACTCCAGTTAGACACTAGTCCTCTAGAAGAAACACAGCGATTAAGAGATCAAGCTGAAGCAGCTATAGCAGATAAAGAAGCATTTAGAACAGAACAACGAGAGAAGATGAGTCGGAGATCAAAAGCCCTCGCTCATGATCGTATACCAATGGAGAACCAATTAAAGGATATTAGCCAGGCATTACCTTTTGAGACTAAAAAGCTTAAAGATATTCAATCACAAATGAAAACTATTGGAGATCTAATGGCGCTTAGTATGGAAGATAGAACATCACTTGGTAAAGAGAAGTACAAAGAACTTGAAGATCAGTGGAATGTATTAGCCGATGAGGCGGCTCCAATAGAAACCCTTATCTCAGATCTTAAAGCAACCAAGAAAAAGCTAACTATTGATGTTGAAAATCTTAAAAGATTAGATCCAATGACTATACCTGGTAAAGAAACTCTTAGAGATGAAGCCGGGGATAAGGAAGGAGCTAAGGTCTTAGAGGATCTTCAGGCTAGAGTTATACGAGAGTCAGCTAAGTTGGCTGGAAAGCAAGAAGAAGAAATCTTGGCTATTGTTGAGAAAGTTAGAGAAGGAAGACTGACACTAGGTAAAGAACAAAATGCATATATTGAACAACTGTTACTAAAGATTGATCCCAGCACTGGCAACGTTGCAATATCTACTGAAGAAGCAAATGATTTAATGGGTGATCCTAATAAACAAATCCTATTTGCTATAGCCCTTGATAAAGCAAAACAACTTACTGCAACATATGCTACAGGTGGAGATATAAGTACAGCCCAAGCTGCCCTAGATGAAGAAGGCTATGATACTTCAGAAGCAGCCCCAGAAGGCATCCAGGAAGACGTAGCTATAGAACCACCAGGGGTAACACCTATGGATGTCGTAGAGGCACCAGTACCAGCCCCTGTAGCCGCAACAGGAGGGGGATTACCCGACCTCAAGGTTCCTCAAGGCGTTAGTAATACAGAATTAGAGAAAACTTATAGACAAGTGGCTGCTACATTAGGGGAAGACTTTAATGAAGTCAGACCAAACATCAATGCCTTACTAGCAGATGAGAGATTAAAAGCTTCTCTAATAGGAATGGATGAAGAAGAAAGGGCTAGAACCTTAATCACCATGGCTAAGTACATGCAACCTGTAGGTGCCACAGCACTAGTCGATATTCCCACAGACCTGACAGGGAAATCAATTGCAGATGCCCAGATCCTAGCTATGGAGATTGCATCAAGTAATGCTCCAGGTCATGCTAAGGCTAGAGCTATTAGAAATCTATTAGAACAGGCAGGGGATCTATCAGATGTACGATCTAGATTTGCTTCTGGAGGAAGTCTTGGTTATCAACATGAGGGTCAAGCTAGACAAGCAATCTTATCTGCATATGCAGGATCCAAACCCAAAGTAGCCAGAGAACAAACATCAGCCGAGCTATTACGTTGGACCAAAGAATATGGGGCAACACCCTTGTCTGCAGTTGAACTCGCTGCAAAACAAGAGAAATTAGCCAAGGACAAAGCCACGGCTGCAGTTAAGATTCGTAATGAATATATTAAAGGCTTCACACTTTGGAACCAGATCAAGAAGAAAGGAGGCAATAGAAAGGGAGGGAGTGGTAGTGTTCCTAATGATCTAGAAGAGTTCAGAGAAGAGCTACTAACAGACAGTGGTCAGGCTCTTAAATTCTTCCAGGCTCAGGAAACGAAAGCTCGGGATCGTATAACCAGGCTTCGCACCTCCTCTATACCATGGGCGTCCTTGCCAAAGACACCTGAGGAGATTGTTGAACTATATGGAGCAGACATGCCTAGGTTTCGGGCAGCGATACGAGAGGGGAAGGAACAGGCTGTCATCGCATCAGCATTTGAAAAGGATGCAGCGATACTCAAAGCTAAGTATGAGCAACGCATAAAGGATACTAACAGACAGAAGGGACTAGTTGCAGATCAAAAAGCAGTACTTAAACGATTAAGCGTCGACCTAGGTGCCAAGAAGAGACTAGACCCAAAGAGACGTGCAATACTGCTCAAACAGTTAGAAGCTATTAACACCAAGATTCTTAAACTACAAAAGTAATATGCCAGAACTATCATTAGAAGACTTTGTGCAAAAGGCACAGGTAGCAAATCTCTCACCAGAAGAGTTTCAGGAAGAACTGAAGCTTCAGTATGGTATTGATCTAGATACAATTAAACAAACTACAGAAGGTATTCAGACCCAAGTAGGACAAGTATTTGGTGAAGACCCTGAAGTACCACCAGACATGAGAGAGAAGACCGGACTAGAAGAAGTCTTGGAACCTATCACCACCACTGCCGGAATTGTGGCAGGTACAACAAAGAAGCTTGGTGAGACTTTAGTCCCAACTGCATTAAGAGACATGGGTATTCCTTCAGCAGAAACTCCAGGCAGTGTACAGGCTAGGAAGGATATACAAGAAAGACGAAGTGATATTGATGCACTCTTTGAGGAACGTCTTGGATCTCCAGCACTTCAGAATGTACGTAATGATCTTACTGATAACCTTGAAGGTATTATGGAGATTGTTAGAGTCATTAGAGGTACAGAAGACTTTACTGCAAAAGATAAGAGTACTGTTGAACACCTATGGGGGAAAGCTGAAGAAGGTGCTGCAATGGGAGGAGACTTAGCCTCTGGTCTATTAGCAGATATTACTAAGATGGGTGATGATCCTCTAGACTATATAAGATCCAGACCAATCACTGCTGCCATGATCCTAGCTCCCTCTATTTCAAGGATTGCTTCTTTAGCTGAACTAGGGTATGGACCTGCATGGAGAGCTACTAAAAGCTCAACCTATAAGTCAGCCGCTGCTGCCGTAGAAGCTGCTGCTAGGAAGTTCAAGGGTTCAGAGACAGGGGCTAGAGTAACTAGGGCTGCAGAGAAGACAGGAAGGGCAGCTAAAGAGAAACTACATTCTATGAAAAGATTTGTATCTGATCCTACTGTACAAGCTACAGAGAGGGCTTCTAAGTTTGTACAATCTCTCATGGACGAAGTTAAAAAGACTGGACTATCTATCGAAGTTATAACTAAACGTTGGGCAGAGGCAGTTAAAAGAGGACATGAGGAACCAATTGTCCCTGTAGCTGAGGGTGAAGGACATAAGGGTCTAAGGTTTGAGGCTCAGAAAACTGCTGATCTATTAGGGGAGGGAGTACTTAAAGAAGGTTGGATCAGTGAGACTGGTGCTAAAGTACTTACTCAGGAATATGATTATAGCCCAGGTGCTAAACATGTAGGTACCTCTGTAGAGGCAAAACAGTTAATTGCTGAAGGTCAAAGTACTCCACATGGTCCGGCAATAGAGAAGATGATCCTATCTCAAGATGCAAAACCTATCGAGATAAAAGTTCGTATTGCAAAGTTATCAGATGTAGTTAATAGATTCCTAGAGGACGTAGTAAAAGTTGAAGGTGTCGATAAGATTGAAGCCTTAAAATCATTCATTAAAAACTATGTTGATATTGGTAGTGGGATGCTTCAATCAGATGTTCTCAGAGGGAAGGTTGTTGAGTTAGCGATGAGTAAGCTCAGGGAGAGTGGTGTATTACTACCAGATCAACTGATCAGAGCAGAAGAGGCTATTACCAGATTTATTGAGGAGATGAATAAAAGAGATCCTAGTTCAAAGTCATATCAAAACAATGCAGTCATTAATTTTGGTAAAGAACCTATTTTTGATCCGGTTACAGGAGAGATCAAAGCGGTTACAGACCCCAAGCTTAGTTTGAATATTCAGGAACTTGCTATTGAGTCCATAGAGGCAAATCCGAACCTTCGTGCCAAGATTCATTCTGAATTATTACAGACAACTGGTACAGAGATAGCTGCTCAGGCTCGAAAAGCCAAGATTGCCCAGGCAGCAACAGAACATATGGGTTTCACTACCACAATGAGTGAGTGGATAGACCAAAACCTGGCTTCATTAATAGCCGGAGAAGAAATGCCCTCTGCTATACCCCAGAATCCTCATAGAATTGCAGCACAACTTAGAGACGCTGCCCCAACATATATTAAACAGTTAGCAGAAAAGGGAATCATAGCAACCCCCGAACAAATAGGGGAAGTAGCCTTTAAGTTACAGGGTTATAAGAGGATGCCAACAGAATTGGCTAAGTATTTTGGTTTAGAGGACTATTTAATAGAGAACAGACCAAAACCGAAAGCAGGTACCCCAGCTAAACTGGCTAATGAAGTATTTGCACCTGAAGGAGTTATCTCTACATTAGATTATGAGATGGCAGCCACACTAGCTGTTACAGAAGCAAAAGGTTTCTGGTTAAAACTAATTCGTGGCATAAAGGGAAACATTACTGTTCGTAATGTAGCCTCAGGACTTAATAATATTGTAGGCAACTTTGGTTACCAGACTTATCGTAGAACTTCCCCGTTCTTAGCTGCTAATCTAATGTCTATGGTTACAAAATACCATGGGTGGAGGACAGGAAAACAATTAGTTGCTGGTAAAGTATCACCTTACAAAATCAATCCTGTTGAGAAGGGATTCTTCGAGGCTATGGAACGTACAGGATACTTAGAGACTACTGTTGCTGATGTTGAATTGGGAGGCATTGGCAAGAGTCCTCTAATGGCAGAGGTACCTGTAATTAAACATATTACCAAGGCTAAACCAGTAGCATGGGTAAACAATATACTAGAGAAGTTTTATAAGAGTGGAGATAATATCTTCAAGTTAGAAGATGCCTGGCATAATTATAAGAAACTAATTGATTATCTTGAAGTACTTAAACCAGGACAGTACTTGAAACTAAACGTAAGAGGTAAAGGAATACAAGAGCTTAGACGTACACCAAGAGGATATACTCTAGATGGGAAAGTAATTACCAAATCACAACTCGATGATGTTCTAGCTTCTACTTCTTCACAACCAGGGCGTAGAGTCTTTGTTGATTATTCAGACATACCTAATGCTGTTAAGTGGGTTAGAGCCTCGAAGGCTTTAGGGATCACGTCACCTTTCTTTACATGGATGTATCAAGTTATGGACATACCAGGATTTAAGAAGGGTCTTATCTCAGAACTTATGACAGATAGTGTCAGCGTTATTACTAATAGTCCAGAACTAAATATTAGATTACAAGCTTCTGCTGCAGCAACAGGAGTGAAGAGGGCTGCTGTATTGGCTGGTATCAGAGAGGCTGTTATAGAAGAGAACAATAGTGAGGTCCTCAGAAAGGTCTTGGCATTTGCTCCTAGAGAGATGAATATACAACTCTTGGAGTTAACAGGCAGCCCCTACTATATTGGCTATGACTCCATGGAAGCAGCGAATCAGTTTGGTCCTTCAGATATGATCATCAGAGGATTGATGGCATTACAAACTACCAAAGTATTACCTGAATGGTTGGGAGGAGTCAACGGTAGGGACATTCAGAACTTAGCTAAACTATATGTAAAAGAGCCAGGAATAAAAGGTCCACGTATTGACTTTGACCTCTCTACGATTAAAGATCCAGAGCTTAAAAAAGAGATCATAATCAGAAGAAAACTAATCAAGAAGCAGCTTTCAGGGGAAGGCTTCACCACTGGAGACTTTGCATCTCTGGTTGCACTATCAGGTACCCCCATAATGGATGCTGTTATAGCCCTTAAAGAAGCTGAACGTTCAGGTAAGTCAATCAATAAGGCTAGACTAATACAAACTGTTACAACTGCCCTTATGGGTGGCACAGCAGCTAGAGCTTTAGAGATTGGAATGGCTGCTTTATATCCAGTACAGACTAGAGCATTTACTACTAGAAAATGGGCAGAGAATTCTATAGGTGAACCACAAGAAAGTTTAATTAAGTGGGGTATGCGTAGGATGACGGGTATTGGCTTCAGACCTCTAGATGTAGCTACAAGATCTAAGTGGTACTGGAGAAATAAAGAAAAAGAATGGAAGGCATCTTTAACTGGTGATCTCCGAGAGATGTTAGATGATCCTGAATTGGGACTCTTAGATCAGGACAGAGAGAATATCAATATGCGTATTGTAGAACTAGAGAAGATCGTCGAAGGTGAAATAATGTTAGAAAAGATTCACTTCGATGAGGTCTATCAGAAATTGGTTAAACAGATTAAGAAAAAGAAGAGGTAAGATCTTGAGACATGTTGTTGCAATCGTTATAGCTTTGTTCTTCATTATGAACTTAGTTGGTTGTGGCGGAGTCCAGATCCCTCGTAAGTCTTTTGTTAAAATAATGGCTACCTTTGAAGCAGAGCATTGTCATGAAGGTGAATGTCTGGCATATAAGAAATCGTTTCACATGACTGGAAGACATACATCCTTACTGCCGGTCATGTTTGTGATAAAGAATATATAGAAGACAATGTTAGAGTAGATGGATTGACTATTACTTATTATGTTTTAGATACTAATGGGATTTCCCATAAAGCAAAGGTATACAGATTGGATAGAGCTAATGACCTATGTATTCTAGAAACAAATAGATTAGGATTTTTACCAATTAGAGTTAGAAACTTTGGTCCTGCCTATGGAGATAAGCTATATAACTTGGCTGCTCCAGCCGGATTAATGCAGAGAGGATTCCTACCAATACTTGAAGGTAGGTACTCAGGTATAACAGAGAGTGCCATGGTATTTACAATACCTGCTATGGGAGGATCTTCAGGATCTCCTATATTTGATGAGCAAGGAAGACTAGTAGGTATGATCATGTCGGTTAATAGAAAGTTTCCCTTCATATCATACTCCCCACATCATGCTGCAATATTAGACATATTAAAGGATTTACCAACACATGAATGATTGGATGAAAAAGAACGTAGTAACATTACTAATGATTACAGGTGGTTGGCTATTCACAGTAGCAACCGTAAAAGCACAGACAGAGTGGAGGCTTGATAGTCTAGAAGCAGATGTAGCTGAGATACAGAGGATTGTACATCGGCTAGAACTAACTGCTATTAAGTTAGAAACTGTATCTGATAGACTAGAGAGGATGACTAGACAATGAAACCAGCAATAGAAAAATGGCTAGACTTAAAACTTGACGAAGTAGGTCTTGGTGCTTCGAAGGCACAAGCTAAAAAAATACTTAATAGTGATGATACAAGAATCATTAAACTATATGGTCGTGCTTTGAAGAAAGGGGATCAGGAAGTTATTAAAATGGTGGAGGCTGTCTTTGAAGCTATTAGATTATCAGGTGAAACTTCTCCACGGAAGGGTGATCGCCTCAGTAATGATGCTATGAAGAGAGCATTAATTGGAGAAGAATTCCAGTACGATAATGATATACTTAATAAAATTCAGAGTGCCATGACAGGTGATAAAGCTTCAGAAGGTCTTACCTATGGGAAAGGGAGGGGTGACGTTCCAGGGATCCCCAGCTTTGGTATGCCTCCTGATATTGGACCTTCTAAATATGAATGGTTCAGAGAGACATTCGCTATTACATCAGAGGGAGACAGGGGTAGTAATCCTAGGTACTGGTCTGATGAGCAGATAGATTCTGTCTTGGCAGATACTGCAGATTTTAATAGTAAACAGAATATTCCTGCCTTAATAAAAAGTACTCAAAAAGATATAGACAAAGTACTCAAAAAACTAATTAAAGTAAGAGGTAAGGGTGGGTTAGCAGGTGCTACCCGGTTAGCAGGTGACGATGTAAAAATGAGTAAGATGATTCGTCTCCGTCAACAAATCGAGTTCCTCAAAACAAAACTAAAAGGATTAAGTGGCAGCCAAAGAGGGGCTGTTAGACTTGACGTACTCTTTAATATAATGTCAGGTGGAGCATGGAGTACATGGGATGCACTTAGAAAGATGAAGTGGATGGATAAGTGGAATACCAGAGATGCTGATATGCCGCCCGGAATCGTTTCAGAGTCCGAGGTTATGGATGTTACTGAAGGACTAATAATGGAACTTGAAGCTACAGGCGGTGAAGGTACAGAGCTTATGGAAAGAGAATTCCTTGAGTCCCCTGATTATGATGAGTTCTTAGATTACGCAGCGGAGGATGCTCAACGTCGTGAATTAGCTGAACAGGGGGTTGCTCCACCAGAATATGGAGGAGCCAATATTGAACGTCGTCAGGTATCAAATGCACTAATACCTGATCAGATAGAATTCTATAAGGCTCAATTAGCTACACAGTCTGATGCTGAAAAATTCCCACCATCGACTTCTGAGGCTGATAAACTGAAGGGAGAGATTGTAGAACAGTTGAGAACTATTAACCCTCCATCTGAGTTAACAGGGGAACCATTAAAAAGAGCTATTATAGAAGATCTTCGAAGTATAGAAACTCCTAGGTTAGAAGGTCAGGAACTAATGGACTCTATTGTGGAACAACTAAATGATATGGAGCCGACTCAAACATTTGATGAGTATATGGAAGTGCTTGATAATGTAGGTCCAGGAGAAACAGCTCGGGTACAAGAGTGGGCTAAACAACTATCCGACATGCAGCGTCGACGTACAGCCCCACCTCTCTTACCAGCCCCACCACAAGCACAGGCACCACCAGGAAAAGCTAGGCTTGTACGGCGACCCGCAGGGTCCTACTCCAGGGGGATGCTCCAACGTACCATCCCCCTATATCCTGAAACCATTGGTGGAAAAAGATACACACCTAAGCCAACAGGACTACATAGACCGGTCACAGGTGAAGGAGCGTTAAAAGCTTTAGGACGTGCTGGTGGTGCTACAGTGCCTCCTCTTATAGCAGTAGATATTATGGAGGCTATACGTACAGGATCAATGGATCCTCTAGCACCATGGGCACCATGGTTTGGTGCTGCTTCAGATATTATAACCCCTGAACAAATAGCTATCGACCGGGGAGAACGAAGAGGAAAGGAAAAGAGTGAAAGAGATAAGCTAATTCAAGAAGCCTCCGAAAGAATGGCTAGGTTATCAGGTTATGAACCATCAGGAAACTATGGTCCGGCAATCAAAGCTGAACCTATATCAGACGAAGAAGCTATAGCAGAAGCCCTTGAACTAATAGGAATAAAGGAATAAACAAATGACTGACGAACAAATATCACAGATCTGTACAGAGCTTACAATACTACCTGTATCAGATGATGTGAGAGAAGAGGTATTAAAGATACATTCCAAGTTCAAAGATCTTGGTACCTTGTCTTGGTATTATAAGAATAAACTTAAAGCACTAAGAAAAGAGATCGACGAGTATGTCGGACCATGGAATGGGTAAGATAGATAAACAACTAACTAAATGGTTTTCCAGGAAACTGTTTGTATTTTTAACCAGCACATGTCTTATAGCCTTTGGCTCATTAGCCTCTGAGGACTGGACAGCAGTTGCTCTGGTTTACATAGGCAGTCAAGCTGCTGTTGATATTGCTGCAACATGGAGGCATGGCAAATGAAAAAAGATAAAGAAGTAGATATAACAGATACCTTCTCAGAAAAAGAGAAATTTCAGAAGATGGTAGAGGCTGTAATAGAGGCGAATAAGGGTAGAGAACGTTTCAACCGCTCTGGTATGATGTATTTCGATGAGCTAACTCAGATCCTAAAGGATGCTAAGGACCAAGGTAGACTACCTCGTCAGAGACATAAGCCTCCCTTCTGGGCTAAAGGAAAGAAGAACACACCTAAACAGGATGCTGCAATAAAGATCATCATCAATAAGGAGGAAAGCTAAATGGCTACGCTAAATGTACCAGGTACATATGCTACTATCCTAGCTGCATATACAGCAGCAGTTAATGGAGACAGGATCCTCATTGCTCCAGGTACCCATATTATGAACTCCATAACTATGACCGTACCAAACCTGACTATTGAAGGATCGTCTGGTAATCCGGCTGATGTTATTATTAAAAATGGTGCACCAGGATATGCCTACATTGTTGTTAAAGCAACCAACTTTACATTCAAGAATCTAACAATAGATAATACTATTTCTACTTCAGTAGGTGGCTATGCACTGTGGTTTAATTCAGGTACTAATCAAAAGATCTTGAACTGTAAAGTGATATCAAATGTTGCAGGTATTTATATATCTACAACCGGCTACTTAATAGATAGACTTCACTTTCATAGTGTAAGAGCACTTACAGATCCTAGCCCTCATTGGGCAGTCATAGGGTTTACTGCCTCTCAGGGGGTAATAACTAATAGTCTAGCAACTGGGTATTACTATGGAGGGTTTGAGGATACAAGCAACTCAGGGAATACTTTGATATATAACTGTACTGCTTATCCGGCAGCAGGACCAACATGGGCAGGACCCTTTCAGTATGGTATTAGAGGGAAAGGACATGTATATAACTGTGCTGTACAGGTTGATCATTGGATCGGTGGTGTAGGTATTAGTTATTATCCTAATGCCGGTGGTTCCTTTGGTTACAATGTCTCTAACTATGTAGGTACCGGTGTGTCCTATAACTATGCAGGTCCGAAGGCAACAGACTTTGATGCTGCTGATGTAGCAGCCAGTGGTCTTGGAATATTCAGGCAACCTGCAGTACTAGACTTTCACCCTATTCCAAACAGTTTAATAGATCAGAATGGTGATACATCTAGAACATCAAGTACAGACCTAGATGGTGTGACTTGGAAGAATCCTCCATCAAGAGGTTGTTATGAATTCGTACCATCAGGTGGTGGGGGTGGTGGACACAAGAGAAGACGTAAAATAATAAACAACATGAACAACCTCAACAACTTAAAGCTATAATATTTAACACAATAGGAGAATAAATAATGGGCTTATCACAAAAACAATATGTAAATAATCCGATAGTCAATCGTAGAACAGAAGTAGTTACACTAGCTGCAGCAGCAGTTAATACAAATACTATCTTCGCAGGGATCAATGCTGCTACCACTAGTGATCTAAGTGGTCTATCAGGCATCTTACTATCAGCCAGTACAGGAGACATATTCATATCTTCTGCTGCACCAGCGGCTGTTACTGGTATCGGTGTATTGATCAGTAGTGGTACAAGTTTGTTCCTACCCTGTGATGGTAACACACACAGTTTAGTATACGAATGTGCTACTGCACCTACAGCGATGCTGTTCTTTGACTAGTGAAACTGTTAGACAACAGATCATTAATTAGAATACATGTACTCAATATCTTATTAGTGCTGTCTCTATTCAGTATGATGTGGCTTTTAGAAGGTTGCACTATTGAGCTAGAGACAGAGCCAATAGTAATAGAAGTACCAGCAATTGAAATATCTTTAACTGAATCTATGGATTGTGACAAACATGACTTGGCACAGTATCTTATGTATCCTATCTGTGAGGAGTATAAGAGGAGTGACTGCTGTAACCTAAGGTGGTCAACCACCTGTATGATTAGTTTTTGTGACGGTTGTATAGGATTAGAACAAGCTTGTTTGGAGGATAGTGATGAAGAAGAAAGATAAAGATCCAAAGATAGAAGCAGCTAAACAAATCTCAGAAGAGTTCGAACTTCGTACCCTTCCAGGTGGAGTTACAGGTGGGATGACTGTTGATCCTATTACAGGAGAACAGATAATCTCTTTTCATTCAACAAAGGAGGTGAAGCAGCCAACGGTGGTAGAGCATAAGATAAGCCCTGAAGAGTTAGCTAAACATAAAGCTTCAGAGGCAGAGTGGTTAGACTATGAGGCTGAGGATGATTATGATGCGTATGAGGATGGTTGGGATGCATCCTTTGTACCAGAACCAGAGAACTTTCGTGAAGGACCTATGGGCTTTGGTCTAGATCCACAAGAACATTTAGAGATGTTGAAGGCAGATGATAAAGAAGGACAAATGTATAGAGATGCTGTGATCAATAGCTTTGAACAAGAGATCAATTCTTTCCAAACAATGTTAGATATATATGAAGAGGACGATGATATGGACGGAGCCAAACAGTATTTCATAGATGGTATAGAAGGAATGGCAGATGAGATTGATTACATTCTAAATATAGAAACAGTAATGAATGAACGACGACATAAAAATAACAACAAGGAGAATTAATATGCCGAAAAGTTTAGTAAATAAAGATGAGAGAGATGATATGGTGGTCCTATTAGAAGGGATGCCGGAAGGAGATATAGATGCAGAGTTACCAGAGGGTGATGAGAGTGAATCTATTGAAGAGGCTATGGAGGCTGCGATACCAATGGAGGGTGGAGGTCTTCCTGATCAGGTGTCAGCTCTTGCTGATTCTTGGGAGCCTACAACGCCTGAAGGTGAACAATATAAAATGGAACTTCAAGAACTACTGGCTTCAGACCTCTACAGAAGCCCCAAGGTGTATCCCAAGGTAACCATCCTTCAACCAAGGAAAGTCCCGTAAAGGATACAAAACCTACCCAGTCTGGAGGTTCTATGGATGGCTGTGGTAACAGTATGTCTACGAAAGATATGGTACAGTTGGTAATGGCTATGCAAATGCTAGAAAAGATCAATGAGATCTCGTCAAAGATAATTGAAAAATACATAACATGACTTGTAACGTTGAACATTGTATATACTCTGTAAGATTCATAGTTCAATCCCCAAAACAAAAACTCAATACCTGTGAAGAACATCTACTACGGACCATAGAAGATGCCAGAGGTATTGAGTTTTATGTTGTTAAAATTGATGTAGTCTAGATTAGATAGAACAAACCAAAGTACCCCTCTTATTTCTTTTAGGAGGTTCTAGATTAATCACTAGCCTAGATGGTGAATCATAAAAGTACTCCTCCACTTCTATCTTCGCTCTCCAATTCCATTCCTTTCTCCGGTCCAATTCCATTAAGAACCTTTCCTCCGTCTTCTGCCAAGACTCCACTACTCTCGATTTGTTTCCTTTCAATCTCACAGTCTACCTCCTTATAGGTTACATAGTTGAGACACTTCGCTCCGTACACAGACTTGAAGTGTTTAATCAAAGCATACTCATTCATACGGAGATCTCGCTCCTTATCAATAAACATAAGAACATGACCTGTAATGTCTTCAGGTTCATAGAAATTAAATAGTTTATTAGTATGCGTATTCTTAGCGACCTTAGCCCTATGTACTGCCAACCTAGCATCAAAGTTCTGGATGGTACTACCAATGTAGGTTGACCCATCAGTGAAGAACAACTGATAGACTGCTGGTTTCTTTTTCTTCTTACTAGACTTCGCACAGTTCTTACGATGACAGGGTTTGCAAAACCTATTAAGAGCATCCTTCTGACGTATGTCACTACCGAAGTCTGTTGCTGGTAATACCGCATGGCATTTCTTACAACCCTTCATATCCGAAGGTAACTTCTTATCCCTTTCAGCCATCTCTACTTGTGTGAAACTTTTCATATGTGTTTCCCCTGTTGGTTTCCCTGCAAAATCTAAGACAGGTACTCTAACGTTAAATATCTTCATTACTTATAACTCCTTTCTAGTAATGCCCACCTATCTGGTTGGGCTTCTCCAACTGTAACACCTGTTGACATAGCTATCTTTAGTATGTTCAGGTCCTTCTCTAGTCTTTCTAATAATATCATCCCTCTCTTCACCTCTCCTTCTATCAGCGTAATTGTGGCTACGTAGCTGTTCGTGTTTTCTATTTTAGACATATGATCCTCCTATTAGTCAAGTCCTTATATAGATAACTATACCACAATTCTAATAATTGTTTAATAAATATAATATATATTTTAATAAATATAAAAAAAGGATGTACAAATTCTGTGGTTGTGGTATAGTTATAGGAGTTAGAGAACATAGCAGCAACATCACTGGCTGCAAACCTAGAGCAGATAAAAGCTCATTGTGGGAGAGACCCTCCCAGTTCAGGATAATGTTTGACCTCATTAGAGGTAAGCCAAAGCAACAAACGTATGGATGGCAATGAGATGAAAGGGGAAGGCAATGTCCCCGGTATGATGTGTGGTTAGGAGTTGTAGTAGGCACTGTGTTGCATAGCCTATGAGTTACAAAGCCCACAGAAACCCTGTTAGATTTTAGAGACCAACCCCTTGAAGGATTCTAGAAACGAAGTAAGGTGCCTCAAGCGTAAACTAATAGGATAGCTGTATCTAATGAAAACTAAACCAACAAAATCAGGAAAGAAAAACAAGAAGATATCTTCTGGAAGAATTTATAAAGTGACTTGTCCTGATAAGAAATATTATATTGGATCTACTAGAAAGAAACTAAAACAAAGACTGAAGTCTCATTTTAGATATAAGAATACTAGTCTCTATAACTACTGTCTTAAAAATAACTTTGATATCAAAGATCTTATAATAGAAGAACTAGAAAAACATGCAACATACAAGTCTGCTGAAACTAAAGAATATAAAATACTGAATAAACTAAAGTCAGACTGTAACTTATTGAATAAATTATTTAAGAAACCAACAGAGAAGCTAACTAAAAAGAAAGAGTCTAAAGTAATAAGAAGAAAGAAACAAACTCTAAGTTCTAAATCTAGACTAGAACTAGATAGAGTCAGAGCAGAACTAGAGAGCTAGTAGTATTAAATAAATTAAAGAAAGTATGTATTATATTATAAACCCTACGTCTCTTCACTACGTTCAGAGACTTCGATGGTTAATTAAAATAAAAGAAACTTAAATAAATTTCCAGTAACTACTTATTAAAGGAGGTAGATTAATGAAGAAGAAAAGAATAAAGAAAGAAATAAAGGTGCCTGTTCAGGAGCCAGTAATACATCCTGAGAGCAAAGCATTGCTCCCTCCTCAGCCGCCGAAGGCAACTGATCAGGGACCTGTACTGTATCTGGATGCTATAGAGCTAATGCTTTCAGCCCTTCAGTCTGAGACTGGATATACCAGAGAGGAAATAATAGAATCAACTCTATTTGGATTGCTGACTGACAGTGCCTCACTATTCGGAGGAGCAACACAAAGGACTATATTTAATTATGAACAAGTCAAATACAGAAAATGAAATTAGATTAGGAGACTTAGTTACTATCAGCAGACTGACTCCTCTTCTTAATAATATGGTAGCTGAAACTAATATCAATTCTTATAGACACTTTCCACCAGACACACTAGGATTAGTAGTAAAGAAAATAGATAGTTCAGAAATAAAAGGGTGTCTGTTTCAGATACTTATTAAAGATAAACTATTAATATTCCCAGACCATATTTTACGGAGAGTAATATGAAACATTATCAGAAAGGATCATTAGGTCCAGAGTTAAATGACTTGAGGTTTGAAGTAATACAACAAGCAAATGATATTCTAGAAAGGATACTAGATCTAGAAACTAGAGTGGATTATCTTGAAAAGAAACTTTGTTTTATTATATTCCCACACGAGCAGAATAAAGAAGACGATGACTATACAGGAGGAGAGTAAGTGAGTGCTGCCTTATCAGATAACAGTTTCAAGTTGAAGAAAGTATTAGAAGATTTGAGAAATTATTTTCCCAGCATAAAATGGAACGCATATTTGAATTCTAATATGATAAGAGGATACTATGGAGAGATACCTTATGAGGCAGATCAGACGCATGTGTTACTTACATTCTTCTCTTGTTCCAAAACCTTTGAAGCTTCTCTACGTGGTTACAAAGTTATAGCTAGTGCCTTTGGTATGGATCCAGTAACCGCTATAACTAAATTGGAAGATAAGATAAATGATAAACAAAAGATCCTTACGGAAGCAGTTGAAGCGATCACTAAGAAAGGAGTTGATAATAATGAGTGAAGAAATAAAAGGAATGGAAGGAGATCTACTGGTTGAAGAAGCATTAGCTGATGTAGGTATGGCTGCGTTAGTAGCAACAAAGCCGAGAATGAAAAAAAGAAAGTATCTAAAGAAGACAGCAGTATTACCTAAAGAGTTAGTAGAAGGTATGCTTATTCAGACTATGACTCAGTTTAATAATGCTATGAACTCTATCTTTCTAATCTTCTTTGATAAGGAGACAGGAGATAAAGAAAGTTTTAATACACAACAGAAGAAGTTAGATGCTGTAAAGGGTACTCACTATATCTTTATGAGTGAACTAGAAACTATAGTCCATTGTCTAACACCATACAAAGATGCTAACCTGAATCATAAACATAGAGCAGTTAGAAGGGTAGCAGTAGAAGGACATAAAAGATTAGGCGAACTAACTGAAGGATTAAAAGAAGCAAAACAGATGAATCATTCATCAGTAAACTCATTAGCAAAAGAGTTATGCCTCTTCACTACAAACTTTCACGTTACATTACATCAAGAAACGCCATCGAAAGAACGCCGAAGAGTGGTAAAGGAATACTGTGAGTGAAGAAATGTGGAAGACACGGTAGTAAATACCTAATAGATAAGAGTTCTGTATTATGTGCGCATCCAGAATGTATAAAAAGAATAGTGTTAGCTATAGGTAAGAAGAGCACAAGCATAATGAAACTAACACAGATTATTCAGGACCATCATTCGTTTGATGATATGGTAGGCTATCTTGTTGAGCGATTATTATTAGAAAGAAATGAAGGTAAACCAGTAGTAATTAATCCAACGTTCTTATGGTTCACACTGAATAGATTTGTAAGAGATGAGATGATACAGATTGCTATTGAAGATGAACTACAACAGATAGTAGAAGACGTACCAGAGAGTTTATGTGGATGGTATGTTAGGAAGAACGCAATTACTGCTGAACACATACTAATAGGCAGAGACTTATTATCTTTTGTATCAGAGAGATGGGGAGAATCATATGCTCTGTACTATTCAGGTAAGATTAGTAAGTCAGACCTACTGAAGATAGAAGGCGGAGGGTACAGAAAATTAAAAGGAAAACTGGATAACATACAAGAAGTCTTCGAGGAAATGTTTGGTGATGGATCCTCCAAATAATATACAAATATAAAATATATTCCTTTACATTTGAGACAAAGGTTGTTATAATAGTACTATAAGAAGTTGGAAATGGACACCAACTAAGGAGTTAGAGATATGAATAATGTAGATACAAATGGTATAAGAAATCTGGTTGAGAAGTTGCTTGAAGTAAATGAACTTAGTT